ACGACGGCAACTCGACGCAGTGGGTGCCGGCGACGCCGACGACCAGCGGCCCGCCCGGGCCGGCGGGGCCGGCCGGGGACGCGGGCACGGTGGCGTACCGCCATGTGCAGGCGAGCGCCGCCGCCACCTGGACGATCGCGCATGGGCTCGCGTTCCGCCCGAATGTGACCGCGGTCGATTCGACGGGCCATGAGATTACGCCGGGCGACGTCACCTATCCCGATAGCGTCACCGTGCAACTGAGTTTCTCGGCCGCCGTCGGCGGGGAAGCGTATCTGAGCTGAGCAGGGGAGGCGGCCATGCCGACGATTTACGGCTACATCGATCTGGTCAAGAACGAGCTCCGCAACGCGGTGGTGCAGAACCTCGGCTCCGCGCCCGCGTCGCCGGTCAAGGGCCTGCTCTATTTCGACACGACCGCGAATATTCTCTACTGGTACAACGGCACGGCGTGGGTGGCGGCGCAGTCGGGCGCGAGCCTGAACCCTGCCACGACCGTCACGACGCAGGCGATTGGCGACGCCCCGGTCGTCGGCACCCTCGCGAGCTACGCCCGGGAGGACCACAAGCACGGCGAGCCGGCGTTTGCGGCCCCGACCGCGCAGACGTCCTTCGGGCTCGGCTCCGCCACCGGCTCGGCGGCAACCCTGCCGCATTCGGATCACACCCACGGCACGCCGACGCATCTGAACGCCGATCACGCCGCGATCAACCACTCGGCGTTGGCGCCCCCGACGGCGGACGTCAGCTGGGGCGGGTTTAAGCTGACCAACTTGGGCGCGCCGGTCGCCGCGACCGATGCCGCCACCAAGGGCTACACGGATGCGGCGATCAGCGGGCTCGCGTGGAAAGACACCGTGCGCGTCGCGTCCACCGCCAACGTCGTCGTGGCGACGGGCGGCCTCGTCACGGTCGACGGCGTCACCGTCGCGGCGGGCGACCGCGCGCTGCTCAAAAACCAGACCGCGCCGGCCGAGAATGGCATCTATGTGGCGGCGGCGGGCGCATGGGCGCGGTCGACCGATGCCGCCGCCGCGGGCGATCTGTTGAATGCCGCCGTGTTTGTCTCGGAGGGCACGACGCAGAGCGACACGGCGTGGGTCATGACGACCAACGCGCCGATCACGGTCGGGACGACCGGGCTCACGTGGGTGCAGTTCTCGGGGGCCGGCACGTACGTCGCCGGGGCCGGCTTGACGCTCACCGGGAACAGCTTTGACGTCGGCGCCGGGAGCGGCATCCTGGTCGCGGCGGATACGGTCGCGGTCGACACGTCGGTGATCGCGACGCAGGCGTATGTGACGACCGCCATCACCGGGATGGCGAAGAAGTTTGCCGCGGCGCTGACGGGGACGGCGTCGCCCGAGACCGTGACGCATAACCTGAACACGCGCGACGTCGAGGTGGCGGTCTACAACGGCGCGACGCCCTACACGGCGGTTCAGGTGGACTGGGACGCCGCGACGGTCAACACGGTCACGGTCCGCTACAACCCAAATCTCGGTGCCGGCTACCGCGTGGTCGTCGTCGGCTAGATGCGCGACTACGGCGTCACCAACGCGGCCCCGTACGCGACCGCGCCCGCGGTCGGCGCAGCGGGCGACACGTACTACAACACGACCGACAAGACGCTGTATACGTCGGACGGCACGGCCTGGACGCGCGTCGGCCTCGTCGCCATCGGGGCCACTGCGCCGGCGGCACCCGTCGTCGGGCAGCTCTGGTGGCGAAACGACCCCGACGGCCGGCTCTTTATCTGGTACAACGACGGTACCTCGAGCCAGTGGGTGCCGATCAACCTCGGGTGACGCGATGGCCATTCTTGATTTTCCGAATAGCCCGACCAGCGGCACGACGTACAACGCGCCGAATGGCGCCACGTACACGTACGACGGCGCAGCCTGGACGTGTACCAGCGGCGGCGCGGGTGGCGGTGCCCTCGGCACGCAAAGCATCTACACGGCCAACGCGACGCTGACGACCGCGAATCACGATTCGCTCATTAACGCCAACGCGGCCGACGTGCAGCTCACCTTGCCGGCGTTCTCGACGGCGCTCAGCGGCCAGGTGTTTCGGATCACGCGGGTGGATGCGCAGGCCGCGCGGCAGGCGACCATCATGCCGGCGGGCACCGATACGATCGACGGCGTGAACGCGTCCATTACGATCGCGCCGAATGAGTCGGCCACGTTGATGGCGTGCGGCACGGTGGCGAATGCGCGGAACTGGGTCCGGGTGGCGGATCCGACGTGGCGGACGATCCAGTCGAGCAACACGTTGACGCCGGGGGACGGCAACAAGGTGCTCGTCTCGCAGGCTGCGGGGAACGCGATGCAGTGGGGCGCGCGGACGGCGAAGGCACGCGTTGCGGCGGGGCTCGTCGCCGACACGTTCCACTCGGCCCACGTGAGCCTGAATACCGTGCATCCGTACAGCACGAGCGACGACACCGCCTCGGCGTCCTGGCTCCTGCGGCTCGCGTCGGGCTCCGGGGCGGATAACGTGGCCATCTTTCGGGCGCCCGCCACCGCGGGGGCGCCGGCGTTGACGACGCTCTTTCAGATCGATTCGGCGGGCATGCTCTACGCGCTCGGGAGCGACGCGACGAAATTGCCCGCCCTGATTCTCGGCTGGGGCACGGCCAAGAGCCGCGTGCAAGTCAACAATGCGCAGCCGGGCAACGTGATTCTGTCCGCCAACCGCGACTGGACGGCCAACGCGCAGGACGACGCGACCAAACCGTCGTGGGGCCTCTTCTTGCGGCTCGATACCGACCAGCTGGCGGTGCAGCGCTCGCCGGCGGGCTCGACGGCGCAAACCAACTTGCTGCTCGTCGACAACGCGGGAAACTTGACGATCAACGGCGCCACCGGCACCAAGGCGAGCGGCACGACGTGGGCGAATCCCTCCGATCCGCGGCTCAAGACCGACGTCGCCCCGTATGCGAAGGGACTCACCGAGGTCTGCCAGCTCGAGCCGATCACGTATCGGCTGAAAGCCAATCCTGAGCCGTTGTGCTACGGGTTTGATGCCGCCGCCGTGCAGCCGATCTTCCCCGAATGCGTCACCGAGACGAGCATGCGACTCGACCCCGACGATCCCGAGCCGACCGAGGGCGTCCTCAGCTTCGACATCCACCCGATTCTCGTCGCGCTGGTGAACGCCGTGCAGGAGCTCGCCGCGCGGGTCGGGGCGCTCGAGGTCCATGCCTGAGCCTGGCGCCGGCGCAACCCGGGTGCTCGGCCCCGACCATCCGCTGGCGATGCGCGCGGCGGCGCGCCTGCTCCTCGAGCAACGCAAAACGCTCGAGAAATACGGCCGCGACGGCGACCCGTGGGCCTTTGTACGGGATTGCGTCTGGACGCGCGACGAGGTGTCGGGCCGCGTGCGGCGCTACCCGGCGCATGACTACGCGGAAATCCTCGTGCGGCGGTGGCAGGAGTATCCCTTGCTGGCGATCCCGAAGAGTCGGCGCATGGTCGTCACGTGGCTGTTTGTCGCCGTCAACTACTGGCTCGCGCGCTTCGCGAGCAATTCCAAGGTCGCGTTCATGGCCCGGAAGCTTGGCAAGACGGAAACGGAAGGATCGGCGGAGCTCGTGCGGCGGGCGAAGTTCATTCACGAGCATCTCCCGGCGACCTTTCCCGTCTGCGAGGTCGAGTACTCGATCGGGTTTTTGCGATTCCCGAATGGGTCCGAGATTGTCGCGCTCGGCGAGGGCGAGGAGCAGGCGCGCCAGCATACCTTCACAAGCGTGCTCGCCGATGAGGTGGCATTCTGGGATCACGCGTTTGAAACATGGGTCGCGCTGCGGCCGACCATCGAGGGCGGCGGACGACTCACGGCGGTGAGCTCGGCGGGCCCGGGCTTCTTCAAGGACCTAGTTCATGATCAACTTGGCTAGCAAGCCTTCTGGTCGTCCTCCTTTACCACGCGAGCCGATCACAACTCAACAGGGGGTCGTGCGACTTCCGTTGACGCGTGGCTTCGTCACGCTGGTTGATGAGGCCGATTGGCCGGCCGTGTCGGAGCATACGTGGTGCGTTTTCAACGCCCGCACAAAATGGCCGTATGCGGTGAGCGGCAGCGCCGGGTGCCGCAAGGGCAAGCTGGTACTCCACCGCTTCTTGTTGGATGCCCCGCCGGGCCTCTACGTCGACCATGTGAACGGCGACACTCTAGACAATCGTCGAGAGAATCTCCGGCTCGTGACGCCCTCAGATAATCACGCCAACCAGCGGGCCTTTGGTGTCTCGAGCCGGTATCGTGGCGTGACGTATCACGCTGGCAAGTGGCTCGCGCGCGTGCGGGCTCATGGGAGCGAGCACTACCTCGGCCGTTTCGTCGACGAAGCGGAGGCCGCGCGCGCCGTCGACCGCACCTTACGCGCCGTCTGGGGCGAGCATGCGCGCCTCAACTTTCCCGGCTGATGGCCAACGACCCGGGCGAGTGGTACGCCGAGCGCCGCGAGCTTGCGGAGAAGCTCGACTTTGCCGTGCGGCACTTGCAGGCCTACCTCCGCAAGCTCGACGACGCGCGCCCGAGCCAGGCCCGCCGCGCCGTGCTCCAAGAGTATCTCACCCGACTCGTGCGCGAGCTCGAGGCCGCGCGCTACGTCGGCGATTGAATGCGGTACACGCTCGAGCTTGAGCTGCCGCTGGACGTCGAGGTCGTCGACGCGCTGCACGGCCCCACGCCGACGCGGACCGACCCGGGCGCGCCCGATTGGGTCGAGCTCTGCGTCCGGCTCGGGACGCTCGACGTGACGGAATACCTGCCGCCCGACGTGCTGCAGAACCTCGAGGACGACGCGCTCGAGCGGCTCCGGCGCGCGGCCGCCGAGCCCTAGTGCTGAAGCGCGCCGGCGAGCGTGCCGACCTGCAACGCGAGATCGACCAGCTTGAGATACATCGTCCCGACGGCCGAGAGTAAGGCGATCGTCAAGACCACATTCGTCCCGACCATCCACTTGACCACGGTCGTATCGGCGCGGACGGCGGTGAGCACGGTCTCTTGCTCGTCGAGCTGATTGGCGATCGCCCGCGCCTCGTCATGCGGCACGTTGATCGCACGCAAGGCGTCATAGACGCGACTGCTCATGAGCGCCATGCTGTTACGCTAGCGCGGGGGCGGGGCCGCGGGCAAGACGCCGCATGACCCCGCCCGGCTACTCCCCGCGCCACTCTCGCCGGTGCATACCGTCGAGGAGCTCTTGGGTCTGCTGCTGCTGCAAGCGCTCGTTGTACTCTTGCTGTCGCTCGCGCATGAGGCGTTGCCCCTCCTCGAGCTGCTGCTGCTGCCGCTGCCACTCGGCCTGATTCCGTTGGTGCCATTCGTCGTAGTAGTCAACCGCACGGGCGAGCCCGGGCGTGAGGAGGGCGGCCACGCTGGCCGCGAGCAAGAGGCGATACATAGGGACATCTCACTTTCTGCCGCGAATCAGCGCAATTCCTAGCACGCCTTGAGGGCGTTACGCTACCGCGCCCGCCGGATCGGTTGCACGGCGCGCCGCGCGCCCCGCCAGCGGCCGAGCGCCACGACGCCAAGGAACGCCGAGAGGTCTTCCGGGTCGTCGTAGGGGACGAGCGCATAGGTGCCGTCCCGGCGGAGCTGCACGCCGAGCCGCTCGGGCGGGCCCCACGGCACGGGCTCGAGGACTCCGCCGCCGGGCGGGGCGTAGTACAGGCCGTCGAGCGCGTAGCCGGCGGTCTGCAAAGCGTACGTGCTCGCCATCTTGGCGGTCGACTTGCGCTCGACGATCACCGGGCGGTTGCCCGGGAGGAGGCCGATCGCGTCCAGGGTGCCCGCATAGCCGTAGCGCGGATGGTAGAGCGGCACCTGCGCGGCGATCGGTGTGAACGCCTCGTACTCCCGAAAGCGCAGCCACGCCTCGACGAAGGGCAACGCCTCGGGATGCACGCTCCGCCAGTCCAAGTCGTCGGCGTCGAGGAGGTCGCAGCACGCGTCAATGTGGATGCCGCGCTCGCGGGCATGCTGCAGGACCGACGGCGGCACGACCGAATAGTCCGGCGTCAAGCCGGCGTCGTCGAGGAGCTGGGTGACAGAGGGCACCGTCGCCCCATCCACCCGGTACGTATGGGTGGACGGCTCAAACTCAAGCACGCGTGGGGCGGGCTCGAGACCAGTCGGG